TCAATGTGAAATTTTTATCTGCAATTGGTACACCAGATATAGTCTTGTAAGATGGAAATTTTACGTCATTCTCTGAATCATTCATTACATGAATAGATAGTACATTATTGTTGATTTCTACACTTTGTACATACAATCTATTATTAATATCAATTAAATTATCATGAATAACAAAAGCTTTATTCGTATACCCCATTGCTTGAGTATATGCCATATAATCCGTGTATCCCAATACAAAATCTTGAAATGCCATATTTGTGTAATACGGAATATTACTTGTCATATCAGCAGGCACATTTTCAACTTCCAGTTGAAATAATCTTATAGCCTCGTTTGTATTGGTATTCATATATAATCGACCTGAACCTGGTGTATTTAATTTAGTCATTGTTCTTCCAAACAAAAACTCTTGATCCAGTTTTAGTTGGGTGTTAGTAAATTCCTGGTTAGCCCATTGGAAGTTGTCTATTAATAATTCTACTGGAACTTCAGCCAATGAAAAATCAAACCGTTTGACCGTTTTACTTGCCCATATATCATTTGAATCTAAACATGGTATTTTGAATTGTTCTATAATTGGGCACAATGAGGATTTAAAATTTTGGACTGTTTTTGTTTTTTCTGCATTGATTGCTGATCTGATCGCTTCAGTTGTTGTATTATTTATATTTATAATATTAGAAGCATCTATTGTTAGAACTGGTTCATTAGTATTAGTTGAATAAGTTATCTCTCCACTTGATGTATCGTACATTAATGTATTCAATCCAATAGTTGCATAATCACCACGTATCGGTTTTACATAAAATGCATTTTGGGTCGTTGTATTTAATTCTGCTTGATTTGCATTTAATACGACAGTGTTGTCATGTTGACCTATTTGACCTGCATTATTACCAATTGCAATAGCGTTACTCCCTTGGTTTTGGTTACCTGCTAAATATCCAATTGCTATTGATGATGTACCATCTCCACTTTCAATATTAATATTATTAGTTCCATACTGTATTTTTTGAATATCATAGATTGACTCGTTATTCATATTAATATGACTATACATCTCTATTCCTTGTAATCCTTGACTATTGGAACCATTTATTTTTATAACAGGTATGTTGTTTACACCCATTGATAAATATTCACCCGCATTAAATGTCCCAATCGATAATCCAGACCCCCCCGAAGTAAATATTAAATTATTACTTGTATCATTAAATCGTGTATTTGTAGTAGATCCTATATATAGATTGCCATTTATAGTTGATATACTATGTATCTTTTTAACATTAGAAGTAGATAAATTTAATGAACCATTAATCACAGTATTTGTATTAATATTAAAAACAGATGCTGTCAAATTAAATGTGTTATTTGTATACATATCAAATGTATTATGTGAGGTTATATATGAATTATTAGAAAAGTATATCCCAGATACATCTTCTATATTACCATTTCCTATATTAATGGAACCATCCTCAGTATATGTAACTTCAGAAGAAGATAGATCATACATTAGTAATTTCTTACCACCTAATATATTAGTAGGACGTATAGGAGAAATATATAACGAATTAGAATTAGATGTGTTTAGTGCTACACCAGTAGCATTGATAACAATAGAATTAGTATCTTGATATGAATTGCCAGCATTAGTACCAATGGCAATAGCATTTGTTCCTTGGTTCACTTCTCCTGCCTTGTAACCAATTGCTATACCATATTCTTGTTGGTAGTTTTTCCCTGCATCACTCCCAATTGCTAATCCTCCTGTTTTTTGGGAAAATTCCCCTGCATTAGTACCAATTGAAATTGCATTATTAGACTGTGATAATCTAGCTGAAGCATTACCTATTGCAATAGAATTCGTACTATCTACTATATTACCACTTGCATCTGGGGTATTCTCTGCTCCCGCATTATTTCCAATGGCAATCGTATTGTTTTGTCTGTTTCTAAATCCAGCTCTATATCCGATGGATACAGCATTGTCACCATGTGTCATATTTCCTGCTGATGTTCCAATACTTACACTATTGTCGCCATGATCTGTCTCTCCAGCTTTAGAACCAATTGCTATACTGTATTCACCCATATTAGCTGACCCTGCGTTGCCTCCAATAGATACAGATTCTAATCCATGGTTATCATATCCAGCTCTAAAACCAATAGCAGTTGAATAGTTGGATAATGAAATGTCTCCTGCTTCAAATCCAATAGCAACAGAATGTGTTCCTTGGTTATTTTCACCTGCATATGGACCAATTGCAGTTGCATATCTTCCTTGTTGTAAGTGACCACTAAATGCACCTATTGAAATCGAATTATCACTTTGATTATAACGAGCTGCCTCATACCCAATTGCAATATTTCTTACATCTTGTAATACTTCACCACTCTGATAACCTATAGCAACACTTTCTGTACCTTGTGTGTCATATCCTGCATACCCACCTATCGCAATTGATTTAGATGCTTGATTATTTTGTGCTGAAAATGCTCCAACTGAAACACTATCTTCTCCTTGATTATCCTGTCCTGATTGATAACCCATTGCAAAAGATCTTTGTTGTTGATTAGTACGACCGGCTCTTACTCCTATAGCAACAGACTGAGTCGCTTGTCCTGTATTTCCTGCATTAAGACCAAGAGCGATACTGAAAGCGCGTTGAGCATTAGCTCCAGCGTCACTGCCAATAGCAATTGAGTATTCTTCTTGATTAATAAATCCACACCGTCTACCAATAGCAATACTGTGTTGTTGTTGCCCAGTAGTTCCAGCAAAACTACCTATAGCAACACCGAATAGGGCTTGTTGATCCCTTCCAGCCTGATTTCCTATTGCAATACTATCTTGTGATTGGGTACTACGTCCAGCACTGTTTCCTATTGCAATACTATTTTTTGATTGGACAATTTCTCCAGCGTTATTGCCAATAGCAATAGATCTGTTGTTTTGGTCAATTCCACCTGCGCTGTCACCTATAGCAATAGCCTTTGATGTTTGCCGAGTTTCTCCAGCTAAATGTCCTATTGCTATCGCATACTCATTATTTACTGTTATACCAGATACATCTATATTATCGTTTCCTGCTTTATAACCAATAGATACAGAATCACGTCCTCTATTATATTGACCTGCTTGACGCCCAATACATATAGATCTATCACTAGTATTGGTAGCCCCAGCTAGTGTACCGATGACAATTGCATCTCGTTTAATGTTTTCTAATCCGGCAAAAGCACCAATGGAAATTGTAAGTATATCAGCATTCGTTCTACCCGCTTGATCACCTATTTTTATAACCGCGTTAGTGAATGCTATATTTATATTATCAAATGTGACATCATTTCCAAAGTTAACAGTTCCTGATAGTCCTAAATTGGAATTGTTTATAATATCTAATACTCTTGTATTAGTGGCATAATAGTTAGTAGTGCCTTCTGGTATATTGTCAGAAGTTACTATATTTTTTGTGCCATCAGAATTTAATATTCGTAAATGAGAGGATGACATATTAATTATAAGAATAATTTTTTTATATCTTTTTAAAATATTTTAAAAGATATATATATATATCTATTAATAGATATGACTAGAATAGAACAATTCAAAAAAATCCAAGAAGATTTAATACACGTGTTCCAAACCGTGTATATGCCAGAATGGCTGAACCTATCAGCTAAAAATTTATATACCTTGTTATGGGTGTGTTTTTTAGTAAATCCAGAAGGAATTCAACGACGACAGAGTATTGATAAGATTCGTCAATTTTTAACAATGACACATTTTTGCATGGCAGGTCGTTTTTATGACAATATGTTATCTACTCAACGATTAGAAAAATTATATGGAGACTGTTTAGAGACATTTGTAAAAAAGAATAGCGACTATGGCGATTCGTTTTCTATTTTTGGTTATATTGGTGTTATTGTTCGATTGTGTGATAAATTAAAACGTGTGGATAAGTTGGAGTCAACAAAAGACCCAAAAGTAACGGACGAGACTATAATTGATACTTATTTAGATGCTGTTAATTATACATTTTTAGCATTTATATTATTAGATGAAGCAGAAAAATTACAAACGATAGATAAAGATAAAAACTTAAATGTGCGTATAGAAAATCAAGTAAAAAATACACATTCACAATTACCATCTAAAAAACCACCAGTAATTAATGGACCTACTTTTGTATTAGAAGAAGATGTTGATAAAAAAGGAAAAAGTAGAGCACCAGACCAATAGTATTATGTGAATTAAAAATAGAACATATGACAATGATATTTTATATATAAAATCTAAAAGATTCTGTATATAATACATAAATACACGTATGAGACAATTTACTATTATAGGTCATGTCGATACAGGGAAATCTACGTTGGGTGGTCGTATTTTAGTTGACACAAATACAGTAGAATGGGACACCAAGAAACCACTCGCTAATATTTTTGATATATATGAAGAAGAACAAATTAAAAGTAAGACTCATGAATGGTCTTCATATGAATTTGAATACAAAAATCACTTTTTTAAAATGATAGATACACCTGGTCATAAAATATACATTCGTTCAATGATTGAAGCAATATCAAATCATCCTACTGATACTGCTGTAGTTGTACTAAGTGCTCGTTCAAATGAATTTGACAGTTCTTTCAAAAACGGACAGACAAAAGAAGATTTATTACTTGCACGAGCAACTGGTCATGAGAATTTGATTGTTGTCATTAATAAAATAGACACATTAGATATTCAAGATAGGAATGACAAAATAATCTATATACAAGAAAAAATACAATCTTATACAAAACAATTAAAATTCAAAAATAGTGTATTTTGCCCTGTGAGTGCCATTACGGGTGAAGGTGTTTCTAATTTATTAAAGTATATTGAAATGTATTGCGAAGACAATACCAAACACTCTAATACAGTAGAAATGATACAGACAGATACAGTAAAAGTGGATTTCGCTTATGTTCGAAATGAATTGTTAATATCGGGTATAATGTGCGTTGTTCATATTGATGGACGAGAGTATAATGTCGAATTAATATTTAAAGAACGATTTATAAAAAAACCAGGTAAATATACTATAATCATACGATTTTTAGATAATACTCTAAATATGTATCATCAGCAAAAAATCATCATACGTCATGAACAACATACTTTAGGTTTTGGTAAGATATGTAGAATCAAACAATATAAAAAGTAAACATATATACATAATAATTATTATTTAATTGTAATAATTATTATTTAATTGTAATATTATTATTTAATTGTAATATTATTATTTAATATTACAATTAAATAATATGAGAAGATCACGATCTAAACCAAATACAGGTGCCATGATAGCAGTATTATTAGTCGTGTTATTATTAGCAGGAATAGGATTTGGTATATATTATTATACCAGACAAAAAGATGACAAAAAAGATGATGCAACAGATGACAATGATACTCCAACACCAGCACCAACACCCACTCCAACTCCAACACTAGCACCAGCACCGACACCAGCACCAACACCAGCATCGACACCAGCACCAACACCAGCATCGACACCAGCACCAACACCAACTCCAACTTCAGCACCAAAATTAGTAGGACCGTTTGATTGTAAAAGACACTATATGATTGATATGGAAAGAATCTGCCCCGGTGATTGGAATTGTTGTAGAAAATGTGGTGAAAAACAAAAGTTTTTTAATTTAGAACCCACACAAGATGATGATACTTTTAATATACGTTGCTCTCATTATAACACACTATGGAAAAATCCAGATGATTGTAAAGAGTATGAAGGTAAAAAAGCAAGTATGGTATGTAAATAGTATGTTATAAACAATGGAAGGAACTCATCAAAATTATTGCTAAAAGATATAGTGAGAATGGCTTACTTGGTGTGTAGTTATTTAAAGTATTATAAATAAATGAATAATGTGTGATAATTTATATTCAAGTTTAAGCTATAACATACCATCTTACGATTTAAATGTAGAGGAAAAAGAAGAATTATGTGGAATGATAGAAGGGATAGATAAAGAGAAATTAGAAATTATCTATTTACTAATTTTATATCATCATTATAAAACAAATAGTCAATCAAAAGTAGTATTTCCATATAAAATAAAACAAACAGGCAATATTATAGAAATAAAAGTAGACTGTCTACCATTACGTTTAAAACAAATATTATATAAATTTTTGAAACTAATCTATACAGAACAGGAAAAACAAATAAACGTAAAGAAAAACACGAGACTAAATACAAAACGAAGAGGTAGAAAACCAAAATACTTACATACACTTATGTTAAAAAATATAGATGCTCGTGAAATTTACAGAAAAAACAAATTACACAAGTTAGATGAACAGATAGAACATCAACAGCAATTATTAAACGACACGCCGACTATTTTTGAATATCCCACTAATGACCAGTCCCAACAACCGACAAATAATACAAAACTAACAGATATTATACCAATCAATAAAGCCCCTGTATTCTTAGAAAATAATATAACGAGACATGTACAAATGATTGATCATATTGATTATGGGTGTTTGCCTAGTAGAACAGATATTTACTGTTGGCATGATAAACATGATTTTACAACATCACCTATTGGTATTCCTATTGATTATATTCCAAGAAAAGAAGATAGTGTGAGTATTAAAGGAGGAGAAAATCAAGGAACAGAAGATTATTATTTAACATATGGTATTTTTTGCAGTTTTCCTTGTGCATTAGCGTATATAGAAGAATATTCTAAAGATACATTATTTAAAAATTCTAAAAGTTTGCTATATTCCTTATATTACAAACTATATGGAGTTGAAATGAATATAAAGAAAGCACCTTCTTGGCAATTTTTACAAAATTTCGGAGGAGAACTAAATATTGATGAATTTCGTGAAGCATACTGTCAAGCAAATTTTGTTATAACTGGGAACATCAAACGTCCGTACATGGTTGCTGTAGGAAAATACACTGAGCAAAAGAAGTGCGGATGTCTTTAAAAAAATAATATCATATTTGTAATATTAATATTACAAATGTGGATGTCATTAGCAAGTATAACACTATGTCTGTATTTATTTTTACAATGGAAAGGATACCATCCATATGATACAATAAAAACAAGTTATTATAATATTAAGTTATTATGGAGTTTTTTAAAACATTATAATATCAAAACTATTATAAATAGTGGAAAACAATTAATGACATATTATATAGCACAACGTTTTGTAAAAATAACAAAAGATACCATTGAAATACAATATCCTTATGGTATTCAATGGTACACTATAATATTTCCAAGAAAAAGAGGTCCGACGCCGATAAAAACAATATTAAACGACAATAAAAATATAACTAAAGAAATCAGACAATATCTTGGTCCATCTAATAATTTTCATAATATACCTACCTCTCCTAAAATGTTAGGATATTCAACATTACAGTTTCATTATTATAATGGTTCTATCAAAATATTTAATGATAATGATATTATAACTTTTTAGTTTATATCAACCACATTAAATATTTTCATCGTAACGTGTTAGAAATTATATAATTGAAATACTTGACCGTTTTCAACATAATACATATTATTATTATTCACAGGATACATATTTGTCACTAAACTACCTTGATTATTTAACCGAATACGAAAATATTGAGCATATGGAGGTACTCTGACAGTTGCTGACATTGGAACTACCATATCAGGAGAGCTACGTGGATAGACTCCAAATGTACCTCTTGTCGTAACTGTTCTTGATTGTTGATATGGCAGGATACTTGAATAATTAAAAAATTCAATTTGTGCATTAGTTGCATCTATTGAGTCATCCCACCGTAAATAGATAACACGTGGTTCGTTATTTCTTGTAGCAGATACACGAGGCGTGTTTACATAAAAATCACTAAATTCTCTACCACAATCTAAAAATTGTTGATAAAATATTCCCATTATATATTATTTATTCACAATATAAAATCTTTACACATTTAGAAAATCAAAAAAAACTTATTGTGTTCTATACTGTAATATTCTGATCTTTCATTTTTCTAATGGACATTCTATTTGTACATAATTTAATTGATACCACGATCCTGTCCGTGTAGGGGTTGCTTTATACATACTTCCTGGTAATATCTTATAACATCCATTCCCCCATTTGATTATTTTATGGACTTCTCCATGTTCATCTGTATAATAAGAAGGTACATGTTGATACCATGCATTTTTTGGAGGAACATGAGTCCATGTATTATATGCTGGTTTAGACATTGGAGTATTTGTTATAGAAGCGCCGTCGTTAATATACATTATTATCATTACACAATAATATTTATTTCTATTATTTTCTATTAGAAATAAATATTTATATTAAATATTTTATTGTTTCGGAGCAGCTTTAATTACTTTTGGTTTTGGTAAATATTTCTCTTCAATTTGTTCTAATACATCGATTATTGAATCTCCTTGGTAATATGAATCTACCTCAAACGCATCTCGTATTTCTTTTAATATTCCACGTAATTCTAAAATGGTCCATACTCGTTCTTTTGGTTTTCTTAATTGTTTTACTTGTATATTTGACATAGTTTCTTGAGTTTCAGAATCTTGATAGACCACTGATTTTAATTGTGTATTAATTGCATGTTTTTCATTTTCTGTTTGCATATATTTCTTTTTCATTTCATCATTATATACAAATGGTTTTATATCGCCTGTGTCTATATAGTTTTCTACGCTTTCTTTTCTATGTATATTAAAAATATACCCTGCTCCACATTTCAAATAAATATTGTATTTGCCTCCCAATTCTGTAAGTGCGGATCCATGGTTCATCAAATCTCCTTGAACTACAAAACTTTTTTCCGAGTATGGTATAACCATTAAATCTATATTCGATGGTCTTGAATGTTCTTCTATGTTTATTGAGTTTTGTTGTTTATCATCGCTGCGTTTCACACGTGCTAATCTCTTGTATTTATCCATTGTTGTACTCTCTTGTGTATCGACTATGTGCATTATACGTTATCACATTCCACTTTAATACTCTTCTTATTATTCAGTTTTATACTTATAGCCATTTCATTAAATTGATTAGTACACCTATTGATTTTAACAAACTACAACAACGATAGTATTCTATCAATTTCAAAATAAAACTGTTTTATTTTAATATTTGTAATTAATAATTAAAAATGGTTGATACTTATAAAATAGCACGTGTTACACCTAAACAAACAAGCAAGAGAAAAAAGGCAGATACTGAACAAGAATGCCCACCTGGTAAAATATATAATCCTAAAACTGGTAGATGTATCAAAGATACACCTGCTAATCGTAAAAAAGTAGGAATTGAACTTAAGCGTGCTTCTAAAAAACCAAGCAAACAAAAAGATGTAGTCACTGAACAAGAATGCCCACCTGGTAAAATATACAATCCTAAAACTGGTAGATGTATCAAAGATACACCTGCTAACCGTAAAAAAGTAGGAATTGAACCTAAACGTGCTTCTAAGAAACCAAGCAAACAAAAAGATGTAGTCACTGAACAAGAATGCCCACCTGGTAAATTATACAATCCCAAAACAGGTAGATGTATTAAAGACATCCCAGCCAATCGTTTTAAACTAGGATATGGTCCTAAACCTTACATCGAACCAAGTGAAACTATAGTTCCTAACACATTAGATGAGTCGTCACGACTTCTATTTTCAAAAGAAGATATACAAAAGATTGTCCCCAGAGGAACAAAATATATATACTTGGAACACAATAAACATGGTGGTTATTTACGCAATCCTGTGACTAAACAAATTTTATATGGAAACAGGACTACATCAGAATATCCTAATAGATTACGTGCTATTTTTGGTGACAAAGATGTAGTTGTTGAAGTTGAAATAACTCCTGAGTTTAGAAAAAATATGAAAACTAAGGATGGTGCCGTTGTTCAAAAATATGAGGTGGCAGATATATTTGCTTGGGAACTTGTATGGGCAAATGAAGAAGATGTAATTATAGATTTTGATGAACCGGAAGATATAGAAACAGAAGAAGATACTAAACTTGTGGATACAACAGAAGTAGAAAACATGTTACAAAGAATGGAAAAATTATATACAGAAGAAGACAAAGAATTATTACAAGAATTTAAAGAGTTTAATGAAGAAGTCATAAACAAAAGCATAGTATCAGATATTCAAAAAGAAGTTGATGATAAATTAAAAAAATTAGAAGAAAAAGAAGAAGAAAAAGAATATGAATTAGAAGAAAAATTAGAAAAACTACAAGAAGAAGTGGAAGAGGAAGTACCCAGTATTATCGATCTAGAACCAGTTGAAAAACCAGATATACAAGAACTAGAGCAATTATTTGAAGAAGAGAGCAAGCAACCAGAAACTGATAAAGGAGAAGAGTTAGAAGAAAGCGAGATAGATGACTTATTAGACGAAATATTTGATTCAAATGAACCAGATGACATGAGTGATATTATTGATATAATAGGAGGAAAGAATATATTATTAACTAAAAAACAACAAACACTTGTAAATAAAATAAAAAAATGTATAGGTATATAATTAAATAATATGTTGATTAATTATTTAATTTATCATTAATTAAATGGATAGTGTCTATTGTATGTTCGATCCATGTAATCGTATTTTGTCTGATAAGTTTTGTGATATTATCTAATGATACAGACCATGAATCTGTATGCAACAATTTCATGAGTATATTGTACTTGTCCATTAATTTTTCATTATACATTAATATATCATTATTATACTGTTGCTTGGTCAATATCCAAATAGGTGTTTCTACTTGATATGATGATATCGTATTACAATAGTTTAAATACGAGTTTATACATTTATAATATTCAACACTATTTTCTTTGATATGAGGAAGTGTTTTATGATATATTTCTTGATAAGAATGAGGAGTTATAGTATCTAATATATTTTGGTGATATGTTAACCATAATCCTAATGATTGTTCTATATTGTTAGTATACCAATTTCTTTCTTGTTCATACATATCATAGGGAAACGATCGTTTATTTGCAATAGTTTCTATTTTTTTATATTTCTGTTTAAGAATCGAGTATTCTTTTTTTAGTTTATCATATTTATTAGACATTATATTAATAATTTGCATTTTTTAGATTTTTATAAATTATAATAATCTGATAATAACAAGACTGACTATTACAAGTGAAAGTTAATACGACAAGTAATACCAAAATGCGTAGATGGATGTGTTTTTAATGTACTTGTAAAAGATGTTGAACAGATAGGAAGCGTACCAACTAATTCGTATTTATAAATATTACACTCGCCTTGAATAAATATACGATCAGGACGAGTTGTGAGTTTTTCAATAACATTATTATTTTTAGTAAAATCAACAGTATGCTCATATAATTTATTTTTTCCAGCATTAATCCATGCATCTAACCATCGTTGATTTTTAAAAATATATTGTTCGTTTTGTAAATGACTAGTACATCCATAAATAATATAATGATTTTTATTTGCTAAAAAATTCAAAGCACATTGTAATTGTTCATTGCCTTTATTAGAAGTATCAATATTTCCAGATGCAATAGTAATAATATTATCATTAACTTCTATATCGCAATATAGCATACCGTTATCATGTGCGGATGTGCTAAATTTTTGAAATTTCCAATCTTGTATTTTCCATTTACATGCTATAACTTCAAACACGTGTCTTTTTTCATTTGATATTCTATACTGGTATCCTTGTTTTTTAAACATAAGCACAAGGTCTATAATATTATTATTCGTAACTTCTTGAAGGCATATAATATCTGGATTGGTTTTTTCTATATACTGTATTAACCACTGGGTTCTTTCTTTTTGTAAATATTTATCGGACCATATATTCATTGATAGTATATCTAATTCTATTTGTTGCATTTATGTTCTTTATATATAATTTTAAAATTATATATAATTAAACAATTATTAATAATTTAGTTTGAGAATTGTTAAGATTCTAGTTAAAAGTGGTAGATCACTGCATATAAATGAAATGACATAATGTGTATTACTTGTAGTTTGTGTGATATGATTGTTCTGTAATATATATTTAGAAATTGGACATAATTTAATTGTAGATATATTGTATTTATTTTCAATATAAATATCCAACATTGTTAATATTTTATGTTTTATATACTCATGCTTACACTGTATAGTTATCGTATCATCATCGTTGTACTTAGAAATAATAATCATACATCCAAAAAACCATTCTACATAGTGATATAGAATATCATGTTCACATAAACTCAACAGTTGTTTTTCTATTGCAAGTTGCTTACATAATTTTCCATTATACGTAACAGTGTTTATTTCGTAAACACCACTAAGTTCATTTTCTGTTAATTTATATTGCTGTATTGGAAAATATACATATACTCCATCATAATAATTTTCTGATAACAAACCCTCTATACAACCTAATGTAAAAACTTGATTTCTTATATTACTGTCAGAATAAGTTATAAAAGAACTGAATTCTTCGTACATTTCTAATTTTGTCATTTGTATATGATATATGTATCAACTATATATTCAGTTTTATAATTGATTTAAAAAAAAACGGTCTACTACATTACGCATAAAAGGGTGTACTAGTATATACCCTCAAGTTTTTATACTGGAAACTCCGTATAAATCCATTAATCTAGATTAATGGATTTTCAACATATAATCTAAATCACAAGTATTCATTAATTAAATTTTTTATATCATCTAAAATTAATTATATGGAGTCTGTATTATTAACACAAGCAATAAACAACTATAAACATAAAGACCCTAATTCAAAAAAAATTGAGATGTCACACTTAAACAATAAAGAGATGATACCTTCATCTTTAATACATAAAACTAAAAGAGGTATAGTAATTGCATATTTAATAGGAATTGTTATGTCCATTATACATTCATATATCATATATAAAAATGTACCTAATGTAAGACATATTGTATCATATGTATTGGTTATAAATATAATTGTATTACTGATTAATATGTATTTTTCATATCAAGACACTCTTAATTATCATGAACAAGAATTAACATTATATCAATATGTAGAAGAAAATGGTAGAATATTATTGACAGCATCTTTGGCTATCGCGTTACTTTTTCGGTTTGTTATAAATGAAGTCAGCAATATACATATTTCACCGTATAATATTTTATTTCCTATTATCGTATCTTTTGTATATGCTATTTCTATACTTATTATTATATGGATGCCTACAAAACATGGGTATTATCTACGTGTACTACGAGATTTGAAAACAACATTGTTAATCAATTCTATATTTACATTAATATTATCGATGTTTAATATTCTATTTATATTTACTAATACCGAATCTGTTAAAGTACTGTTATGAATATACAATTAATAATTAAGACAATAAGGTGATTAATTTATTGTATATTGATAAAGTATTCAGTATGAATATACAAATAACAATTAAGAAAATAAATTGATTAATGAATTATTGTATATTTATAAAGTAATGAGTATGCATGGATTAGCAATTGTGTATAAAAGTTATTATACAACAGAAAATAAGTGCAAAGAAAAAATGGAATATAAATCAAATGAGAATGCTGCTTTACAAAAACATGTGACGTGACACATAATAATAAATAATGAATATATATATTTGTATAATATATATATAGTAAAATATACGAGAATAAAATTTCTTAAAGGATGGGTAGACCTAAAGCACCACCACTGACACGTACAATATTGAAGTTTAATGCACGAATGAAGACTTGGAAAGATTGGGCTTTGTCAGTAGGTTCAGATGACCCTTGTGCTGCAAGGATGGCATC